AGATGAACATATTAGAAGGAGAAACACTTTACTATGTAAATAAATATTTTGAACAGGATGCAAAGGAAATGGGTTTTTATTCAGAAGACCTTATGGAATATTTATCTGATGGTGGCTCACTTAAAGATAGGAATGAGGTGCCTGATGAAATAAAAGATATTTATACAACTGCACCTGAAATATCTCCTGAAGCACATGTAGGAATGCAAGCAGCTTTTCAAGAACATTGTGATTCTGGGATATCTAAGACCATAAACTTTGCAAATGATGCTACAATAGAAGATGTGTATACAACTTATATGTTAGCTTGGAAGACTAAATGTAAAGGAATTACAGTTTACAGAGCTGGTAGTAGGGATAAAGAAGTGTTGGTAACAGCACACAAAACTGAAGAAAAAGAAATATCTGAACCGCAACTTAGTTTCTTTGATGCACCAGAAATAGCTGTTCAGGAAGACTATGATTGTTGTGAATCAGCTAAAGTTGTAATGGAATCTGGTTGTGAGACATGTAAGACTTGTGGGTGGAGTGCTTGTCATATAGCATAAAATTCACAAATTTATAAAAAAACAGTATAATAATAGTAGGAGAAAAGATATGCCGATAGGTAATATGTTAAGAGATAGACAAGAACAGTATGTCGCACAAAAAGATAATACTGGTACTTGGAGAATACTCGATACTTGGCACGAAGATTTAACTAAATTAAGTCCAGAAGATGAAATAGATGACTCTAGTGAAGCAGTCACTGTGTTATCAGAAGGTGGTTTTTTAGCTTTAATTAGAGAGTCGACTAGATTAGGGGTGTTGCAAAACGCTGCTGTAATGGAAAATGAAGCTTTAGCTGACCAAGTAACAGAGTTAAAAGAAGAAAACAGTAGACTACAATTACAAATTGAAACTACCCCTGCAGTTGAAGTTACACACGAAGAAAAAGCAGGGTTAAAACAACATGCAATAGACACCATAGCCAAGATAGTAGCTATAGATAGTGTTGAAATAACTAAGGAATAAGTATGAAATTAGGAGATTATCTTCCAGAAGTTCCTGAAATGGCAAAACAAATGGGTCAACTCGGCTCACAAATGGAGATATTCAACGACTTAATGTTGAGTAAGTCAGCAGGAGAAACAGGTAGCGGACCCACATTTGGTGTAGACTACATAGTTAACTCGTATATTAGAAACCAATTAGCATACCGTAAGCAACTTGTACAAGATTTACAGACTATTGCATATACCTGTGAAGAATTACGAGCTCCTATTATGCATATTACTGGGGAAGTATTTAGAAGAGGTATAAAAATAGAACCTACTAAAGTAGACCCAGACAGTTCTCAAATAAAGCGTCTGGCTAAATTTATGAAGAACTGTAATTTATTTGAACAAGGTTTAGAAGAAGTTCTAAGACAGTTCCACTGGGACTTAAACACAGTAGATGACGCTTTTCTATATTTTGCAAAAGAATATTATGATGCAGGTGAGGGTAAATTAAATTCTAGAGTTACTGAAATTAGAAGAATCAACCCAGCACTAATAGAATATGACCTAGACGAAACAGGATTACCTAAGAACTCTCATTTCTTCTGTCCTTTACACAGACAAAATATATCAGAATCACCTGAAGAATGTTCTGAAGAAGGTTGTGAACAAGAAAAACAACCTGCAATGTACAGATACTTATATAGGACTGAGGTACACTACTTCTTAGATACAGAGGTGGTGCATTTATCTAAATTTAATCCAACTGAAACTTATGGTTGGTCTCCTGTACTAACAATATTTGAAAAAGCTTTGACCTTAATTGGTATGGATAGAAACCTATACAGGTATTTCTTTGAAAGAAAGATGCCTGCATCTATGGTAATGGTAACGACTGATGACCCTGAAAGTTTAAAAAGGGAAAGAGAAGCTATTGCTGCGAAAGTAAGACAAGACCCTAACTATATACCAATGGTTGCTGTATCATCTAGGACTAATAGAGGTAGAGTTGACATGGTTAGGATGTTCCACACTTTACAAGAAATGGATTACTTACCTGTAAGAGCTGAAATAAGAGAAAGAGTATCTGCAATATATGGTGTATCACCAGTATTCCAAGGTGCTCCTGATTCTTTTGGCGGGCTATCACAACAGACTACACAATTAACTGTAATGAGTAGAGTGGTTGAAAGAGACCAAAGACAAATTATGGAAAAAGTATTCAGTGCTGTCTTAGATAATTTTGGCATTACTGATTATAACTTAGTGTTACCTAACCCAGAAGAAAAAGCAGAAGCTACTAGAATATCACATGCACAACAAAGAACAGTTATAGCTAATCAGTTATTAGGTATGGGATTTGATGTAGAACTTAAAGATGATAAAGTTGACTTAATGGAAGTAGACTTTATAATTAGCGGTGAGCCTGTACCAAGCACTCAAATGCAAGGTCAGATGACTGCAATCCAATTAGACCAACAGCAACAACAAGCAGCTGAACAAGAAGCTCAAAGAGCCGCACAACTAGAAGATGCAGGTGAAGTACCAGAGGGTGAAGGTGAAGAAGGTGCCGAAGGTGAAGAAGTAGAAAACAGTCTAGAAAAAAATGTTTTAACTAATGATTCAAGAAGTCAACCTTTACAACAACCTTTTGCTAATATGAATACTGCAATACCAAAAGGGAAAGGTAAGTTTCAAGGAAGAACTGCAGGAAGAACTCCAGACCACAACGACAAAACTCCTTTAGAAGAAAGAGATATTGAGGAGTATGCTGAGGCTAGGGAGAAAAAATTTGAAGATAGAATGTTTGGTTTAACTAAAACATCATCGTGGACAGATAGTTTAGCAGCACAAGGATTTGAATACCCAATAATTAAAGAGGTGTCTCCTGATGGCTCAACACTATGGTTTATACAAAACGGTGTAGATTATACAGGGAAGTTAACAACTGATGGAGTAACTGATATATCAAAAGCAGCTTTCTCTGGACTAGAAGGTAAAAAATATTATGGGGACCAGTACCAAAATGAAAGAGGTGATGGTTCATCTAAAAGTAAACCAGTCAACGTAGAAGAGGAGAAAGACGATGACTAAGAAGTTTTCAAAAAAAGACGCAGAGTATTCAGACAAACCTAAATCTGCGTTACCTAAGAAACCGGGAGAACCGGACCAGTATGCTAATCACAACTATGAAAATAGAGAAGTTAGACCTGACGGCTCCACGGTATATTATTATGAAAACGGTGTGAAAGCAATACACCATCCACCACAAAAAACATCGTCACGCTACCATAAGACTGCAGCAAAACACCATTTAGATGAAACTAAATCTTCAATTGACAGCTCTAAATATAAAAAAGCACTTTCACATCTAAAAGCATTATCAGGACATAGCCAAGCCTTAGATAACTTTAAGGAAGACTCTGGCACTGATGTTGAAAAACTTGTAAAAGAGTTTGCTGGCACTGTTGCAGTGGCTAGTGACCCAGCTGTATTTACCCGAACTTATGGAGGTAATAATAAAAAAGGTAAAAGCGGGGTAAAAAAACTAGATGACTATTTAAAAAAACAACTTGAACATAAAAAAGCCATGGTCAGTTTAGTAAAAGATGTACAAAAAGAATTGCAAAATGATGATATAATAATGAAATCTGACTTTATTCCAGAGTTAGATGAGACCGTACAGATATTAAAAGATGACTCAATTGATTTTTTTGAATTTGCAAAAGAATATAATCATGAGGAAAATACATCTGATGGGTAATCTAGACAAATTTCTAGAATTTATGGAAACTGACTTGACACGCAAAAAGAAAGGTGTTAAAGTCAAATTAAATAATATGCCTTTTTTGAATCATTATAAAAAATCTAAAGAAGGTAGAGTGGAAAATCCACCTAACAGAAAAAAAACAATAGCGTATGGCTCTAAGAGAAGTCCTAGACCGGACCCGCAAGGATATAGAAATCCACCTAACAGGAGGATACCTAATCCAGAAGATTAACAATAGTGAAGGATATATACAATGACAACATTCGTCATACCAGAAGAGGCAAAAGAAGAAATAGTAAAGAGAAAAATGGCAGGAGCAACATGGAGTGCTCTATCAAGATGGGTAGAAGATAGATGGGGTATAGCAGTTCATAGAACTACACTACAGAAGTGGTACGATAGAGAGGTAGAGTTACTTGATGAACAACAGGCAGAAGATATGGAAGAGATGCAAACAGGCTTTACACCTGAAGCACATATCAAACTGGCTAAGAAGATAGAAACTTATAAAGCAGAATCTAGATATTGGAAGAAAGTTGCAGAAGCAGCTATCAAAAAAGACGCAAAAGAAAACCTTCTTATAGACTCAATTAAAAAATTTACCCCTTCATATAAAGAAGTAAAAAAATACAAACGCCGAAAACCCACAGGTAAAATAAAAGGCAATAGCACTCAGTCTATGATTGCTCCTCTTACAGACACTCATATTGGTGATAAT